AACAATTTTGTCCGAAAAATCGTCAGGCAAAAACTTCAGAAAACCTAAAAAATATAAAGCAACAAGCCCATAGACAAATATCTTTAGGCATAAGTCAAAGGTCTTCTGGTACTCATTCATCTGCCACATCTACGAGTAGTTGCACAGAATTCCATTAATTCATTTACGCCAACAAAGACTAGAAACAAAACAAAGAAGATTCCACCTATTGCCAAACCAATCTCTAGTTGTTCTTGCTCTTTCTGTTTAGCTGCTTTCTCTGCCTTCTTTAATGCGCTTATCTCTTTAGCGTCTGCCAAGTCCATCTCTGCTTGACGAGCCTTAATCTTCTGCCATACGTCAATCTTGCCTGTCTGCATAAACAGCATCTTGAGTTCTTCTTCAAACGCTCTAGCCTGTTCCAGAGCCATCTCAATCTGGAGGGCAGTCCCCATGTTTGAGCCTTTACCAGACTGCTTGGCTTGAAGCATGGCTTTTGTAGCTACAGACTTAGCGTCAAATAGCTTACCAATCATGGGCGCAAGTGAGCCTAAGTCATTGGCAACATTAGCTGCCTTCTTGACCATGCTGATTGCTGACTGTATGCCAGCTAGTGCTGTGATGGGGTCAATCATTTTTTATCAACCTTTTGCCACTCAAGGCATACTACCTTTCGGTTGTAAACATCACCTGTCCATGCCCATCTGACACAACGATATTCAGTTTTTTCTTTACTAGATGCTACCAATGTAAACAAGGTTGAAAGCACCAATAGCCATTTCACGCCATAGCCCAAACGATGATGTAAAAACACCAAATGACAGTAATGCAAAAAAGGACTGCGGTAGTAAAAGCCACAGCCCAATCTTTCATTTTTTAATCCAAGTCTGCCATACAGCACCAGCAGCCATAATCAATCCACCCACCCACAGAATAGGCTTGGCAGCAGAAGCAATCCAGCCAAGCACTTTAAAAGCCCCATCAAGAGCCTTTATAGCCTCTACAAGACCACTTGTGTTCTTGTCTATGGTATCTACTTTAGTTTCAACTGCAATCAGTCGTTCGTAGATTTGTTCGTGAGTGACTTCTTGTGTCATGGCTTATCACAATGCTTGAATTTGGGCTGACAACGCATTTAGTTGTGCAAGCAGTTCTTCTTTTGTAGGCTCTGGCGTAGCTTCCACTACAGGTGCAACATACTCAGGGATGGGAAAGTCACCATCCACTACATCGCTAATCTCGCCTTGACCAATGACAGTAAAAGGTAGGTCTGATGGGCCATCTACTCGGTAGCGGTCTTCAAGTACTTCAACCGATTCGTATGGGCCAAATTTGCCAGAGGCAGTGGTAATCTTTTTCATACCAATGTTACCTTTCTGAGTTGAATGGTTGTAGCATTTGCTGATGTTACTTGTGGAATTCCCCACGCAACTGCATCAGATATTCCATCGTTGTAAGAAGTAAATTGATTTGCTGATTGCTGAAGTTTTGCGGGGTATGTTCCATCAATAGAAGCTACAAATGGAAGTTGCGTATTAGACAGAACTATTTTTCCTGCCGAAGTTCTTAATACAATAGGATTATCACCACTTTTACTTTGTGGTAGACCAGATAAAGGTCTTGAGTAATTAGCACTTGACAATAAGCCTGTGGTAATAACAGATGTGCTAGTCATGTTTTGGAATGTTTTTTCCAGCACTGGTGAGCCAGAAGAAATTCCAAATTGGTAATATGACGAATTACCAGCAGCAGACGCTGCAAAAAATACTTTTCCAGTGCTTAAAAATCCTATAAGAGCACCTGCAACAGGGTTAGCTAAAGATGTTCCAAGGGTGGCAGTACCGCTTGTATCGGTTATAACATTTGAATTATCAGAAGCTCCCCCATTATTTACAAATGCTTGATTACCAAAAACTTGCATTGATGGCCCCCAACTTGTTACAGCTACTGTTGTACCCGCTGTTGAAATACTTGCAGTAGACCCCGCAACAGACACAACAGCACCTCGACCTGTTGTATTTAAATAATATAAGGCGTATCGGCTATCGCTCAATGCACCTGTAACCATAAAATTTGAGGCTGTTGTTGATACAGTTGCCTGTGTTCCTGCCGTCAATGTTGTCCCACTAACTGTGATTGGCACAACAAAAATAGTTGTGCTTGCTGTCATACTAAAGTGAAGCATGATAGATGCACTATGTGCATATGAGTGGTGCTGCACTGTGCCACCCGCATAAGCCAACTCAGAACCAATAGATGGGGTTGAACCACTTACTGTAATGGCTCTAAACTTTGGCAAATTATTTGCAGTCGTAAAGTAATTTAAAACATAACTAGAGCCAACAGTAACCAATCGTGTGTTGGCTGTAACCAAAGTGCTATTTGCTGCCAAAACTGTTGTCAAAACTGTGCCAACAGTAATTGTGCTTCCGCTAATTGTCAAAACAACAGTTTGAAGATTTGTATCAACAGCTGGTAAAGAACACACTAAAACAGACGTAGAGGAAATAGCGGTTAGTGCAAACCGATTTGGAGTGCTCATATTCTGAGTTCTAATAAGAACAGGCGTTCCAAAAGTGTTTGTGCTTGTATTAAACACAACAGCATGGAGCGATAAATTACCTCCAAAAAGCATCAATTCGCTAGTACCATCCAGCGAAACAGCTTGCATACATGGGACAGCTGAGACATTTGAATCAAGTGCGCTTGATGTAGTCAAGAAATAATCAACAGCAGACAAGTCTGTGCCTATTGGCCCTGTGCTTACTGTTGCCCAAGTAGGAGCAGCACCAGAACCGCCAGACGTTAATACATTGCCAGCCGAACCAGAAGCACCAGCAACAGTTAATGCGGTTGTTAAGTTTGCAGATGCTATTGTTGGTGCAGTCAGAGTCTTATTAGTTAGCGTCTGTGTGTCAGTAGTTCCAACAGGCGTACCTGATGGAAGCGTCAAATCAGCTAGTGTTCTTGCTTTAGTCATTTATTACTCCAATGCTTGAATTTGTGCAGAAAGTGCATTAAGTTGCACAAGCAGTTCTTCTCTTGTTGGTGTTACTACAGTAGGCTCAACGACTACAGGCGCAGTAAATACACCATCAGCATAAGTCCAACTTGGCCCTGCATTTTCACATTCCACTAGGATTTGATTGGGTGCTAGTTCGGGTTGTCCAATGACAACATTTACCACCAAGCCATCTTCAATAATTGCGTATCTGTCCATATTCACCTCAGAATGTGTAGACTACAACGTAGCCATTGCCACCTTTGCCACCAGCGCCAGAATCGTTGCCGTTTAGTGAGCCTGCACCGCCACCGCCACCACCAGCAGGAAAGCCTCCTGCGCCACCAGCACCGCCTGCTGCTGCACTAGCCGCACCACCGCCACCACCACCAGAACCAGAACCATTGGGTCTTGTTGTGCCAGCAGTACCAGACACTCCAGTTGCACCACCACCAGCACTACCGCCACCTGTTGTGTAAGCGTTAGTTCCACCAGCCGCACCTGCGCCAACAGTATTAGCAGAATCTATTCCACCACCACCACCACCACCTGCTCCACCATAAAGCGAAGAGCCTCCAGTAGAAGAAGTAGCTGATGACGTACATGAACCACCACCAGCACCGCCCCATTCAGCATTTCCTCCAGTAGAACTATTAGCGCAACCCGCACCACCGCCACTTATATTATTTGTCTGACCATTAGCTTGACCTAAAATACCATTAGTAGGATTGCCACCAGCATTACCAGTAGCACCACCAGAACCTCCAGCAGAAGCAATACCACCACCGCCACCACCATTAGACCCATCACTTGTAACATTATCTCCAAAGTAACCACCACCTCCACCAAAAACAGTTATAAAAGAACCAAAGGAAGAATTACCGCCAGAAGTTCCTGCAACTCCATTAAAGCTATCCGCAGTCATGGCAGTACCACCAGCACCACCCGCACCAATAGTTACCGCAACAATAGATGTTAAATCTGAAGCAAGGAACTGAACTCTTTGTCTTACACCGCCACCGCCACCGCCACCACCCTTCCTTAACGTAGAAGTTGCCCCTCTACGACCAGAGGCTCCACCGCCTGCGCCACTCCAAATATCTACAATGACAAAAGTAGCGTTTGGCGGTTTAACCCATCGACCTGAGGAAGTAAATGTTTGAACATCTATCTCTCGATTAGCAACAGCATAATTAAATGCGCTAGGTTGATTGGACTGTGCCATTTTAGTAGTTCCCACCAAACGCAGAAACAGCGATAGCAATGTTTGTACCGCCAGCTGCCACAGTTGTACCTGCATAAATCTTGTAACCAGATGGGATGTTTAAACCCACATTAGGAATTGTTAGTGGGTAAGTTGTTAAAGCACTTGTTCCCAATGCAGTAACAGAAGTTGCTGGAATAGCAACCTCACCCAAAAAGATGTTGTTACCAGCAGTTGTATTTGCTGAACCATTGTTTATCCAGAAGCGAACAACAGTTGCTGCTGATGTACCTGATGCTGTAGCACCATTGGTTGAGGCTAAACGACACATAATCTGGTCAATGCGAGAACCATCAGCCCCCGCAGTGAAGACAAGTGCCATTGCTGTACCTGCTGCCATAGTGCCATCAAAGGCTGTGGTGTTTGTCATTGCTGTGCTAAGAACAGCGTTTAATGACCCTACGTTAATCGTTTGTGTGAAAACTGGTGTTGCTGTAACTGCCATGATTAAAATCCTCCAAAATTGTATGCCAAGAATAAATTTGCGCCTGTTGAACCACCACCAGCGGTTTGCCATGTGGGTGCTGCTCCTGAGCCACCAGAAGTTAGAACCTGTCCAACATCACCTGATGCACCAGTTAAAGTTAGTGCAGTTGTAATGTTAGGACTAGTCAATACTGGTGCTGTCAGAGTCTTATTTGTTAAAGTCTGTGTGCCTGTCAATGTGACATCACCAGAGCCTGGGCCAGTAAACGCAATTTGAATCGACCCAGCGCCTGGAGTGATCGTTACGCCAGAGCCAGCAGTCAAAGATGCCTTGGTCAAAGTGTTGCCAGTGCTATTGCCAATCAGCAGCTGGCCATCGGTGTAACTTGTCTGGCCAGTGCCACCATTGGCCACTGTTAGTGTCCCAGTCACACCAGTGGCTAAATCCACTCCAGAGGCCGATCCTGTTCCACCATTTGCCACTGGCAAAATACCAGTCACGCCAGTGGTTAAAGGCAAACCAGTTGCGTTGGTCAGCACAGCAGCAGATGGTGTTCCCAATGCCGGTGTCACCAAAGTGGGTGAATTGGTAAACACCAAATTGCCAGTGCCTGTCTCATCAGTCACAGCAGACGCAAGATTGGCAGATGATGGCGTGGCCAAGAAAGTAGCAATGCCAGCTCCCAATCCACTAACACCAGTTGAAATTGGCAGCCCTGTGGCATTGGTCAATACAGCAGCAGATGGAGTGCCAAGAGCTGGCGTGACAAGTGTTGGCGAATTTGACAACACATTGTTGCCAGAGCCTGTGCTTGTGCCAACACCAGTGCCGCCTTTGCTCACTTTAAGCAATGGACCAGCATCAAACAATGCGTCAATAGAGTCTAAGTCTGAATTGATCTTTGTTCCCCAGCTGTCGGTGGATGCACCAACCTCTGGCTTGGTCAGCAATAGGTTTGTGGTTGTGGTATCTGCCATTTTTAGTCCTTAACCAAAAGTTTTTGCGCGAGTCAACAAATTGCCGCCAGAGGTCGAACCTCGGTCATCGGCCACTTGCAAGTCATTTAATGCGCGTTCATAAAGAGTCGCCCACACTTGAATTCTCGCATCATCTTGCAGATATGGCGCAGCCTGGAGAAGTGATCCATACAGATAAATGTCAGGACTCGATGTCAAAATAAAATTGGTTGCAACACTTACAGACAGTTTATTAAGGTTTGCAAAGTAGACAATTTCTGCCGTGTAGGATGCATCTGGCGTTGGCACAAATCTGAATTGAGTGCCAACTACACCAAAAAACTTCGGTCTTCCGCTGGCCGTAAAATTTGTCGATTCCTGATCCAAGGCATCTATTGTCATAAAAGACAATGGAGTGTCTGGGTTTGTGCTGGTCAACTTAAATGCCTTGACCTCTAAAAAGTCAGTAGGCGTTGTTTCAAACTCCCCATCCACTGTCAAATTTGACCTTGTCAACATTTGCCTGGTGCGCAGTGTTCGCTCAATTTGCGCTTCGGCCAGAGAGATAAAGTCAGGAATGACAGTCGTTAAGTCAGACCGATTGAGCCAGTCACCAATGGATGTCTTCAGCTCTGTATAGGTTGTCAGTGCCATTATTGGGCCTCTTTTTCCATCTCTTCTTTCACAATCCAAGTGTGTTCATGGCGAAATTCAAATGTGCCAATGTGGCCAATTTCCTTTGAAACATCATGGTCGATGTAGACTTTGTAGCCAAGCTCTTGAGCTTTCTTACAAAAAAACACATCCTCACCCATGTAGCCCCTAGTGGTCTGCCATGGCATATCAAACCATGGCTCACTCATG